CTCTGCAAATGCTTTTTGTGCAATAACATTACCTCTTAAAGCAGGTCCATTTTCTTTTATTAAACGTTGTAATTCTGATGATTGTGTAGCTGCATCTCCTGTTAATGCTGCATATCTATATTTATCTAAATTTAAATTCTTTTGAAGGAACATTTCTGCTTCCATTTCTTTTTGGATTGAACTTTCAAAAGATAATGTGCTTTCAGCTGCACCTCTAACATCATCCATGCTCATTCCTAAAATAGCAGCATAATTTGCTGCTTTTATAAGTTCATTAGCTTGACCTTTCATATTAAACCTAACGGAAGCACTAGCATTTCCTAGATTTTGCATAGCTTTTTGGAAATCTACGGCGTACCCCGTAGCATTTTCTACCTCACCACCTACACCAGCAACAACTTCAGGCATTTTTATTAGCTCTGTTCCTAACTCTGAGCTTGTTTTAAATAAGTTTGCGGCTGCATTACCGGCAAGACCATACCCATGAGTTAATGCTGTTACTCCATTTAATGTTTTTTTAGTCATTTCAGGAACAAATCCTAACTCCGTTCGTAAGGTGTTTGCTGATTCAGCTAAATCCTCAAACATACCATGAACTGATTCCATCCTCCTTAAAGTCTCACTTGAAACAGCTCCAGAAGTGGCAAGGCCTGCTTGTTTTGCAAATTTTGTCTGTTGGCCTGCTAAATCATATAACCCTTTAACGGCTTTCATTAAGAAATTACTTATAATTGCTGGATCTGCTAGTTGTTTTGTTAGTGATTTTCCTAGCCCTTTTAACCCAACACCCATAACCTTGAATTTATCTCCAAGAGATGCGGCTTTGCTACCATTATCTGTTAGCTTAATAGCCATTTCAGACATATCATCATTGATATCTTCTAAAGTAGATGAGAGATCTCCAAATCCTATATTACTAGCAAATTTTCCAAGACCTTTAATTAAACCACCGGAAATTCCCATGGCTTTATTTATTTTTCTTTGTTTCTCTTCAGTATAATCTAAAGCTTTATTAAATTTATCTTGGTAACCTACTTTTTCTTGTAGTTCTCTAGTAGCATCTTCAGCTATTGCTAATAATTCTTTAGCATCCTTTAATTCTTTACCTGATAGATTCCCACTTTCTATTTGAAATTTTAGTGTTTTTTTTCTTTGGGATAATCTATTAAAACTTAAATTAACTTGTTTTCTAATATTTGCAGTTTCTTTTAAACTTGAACTTGCAATATCATAATTAATATCTGATAAATCATTTGCTAGACTTGTAAGTTTATTAAAGTCTTTTTTCATGGCCTTCATAGGAGAATTTATATTCCCTAATTCTCTACCAATATCTCTAAAACTTTCCTTTAAACCATCTAAACCTGAGTCTATATCTTGAATTTCTGCCCTAATCCCTTTCATTGAGATTTCAGCAGACTTTAATGCATCATCTATAGAGTCAAATTGTTTTGCAACTTCTGCAGCATCCTTCCCTTTGAAAGGAGAAACCTTACTTATAGAAGCATATTTTTTTTCTATATCTGTTAGTAACTTCTGGAGTTCCTGTAATTGTCGTTTATTCGCCATCTATAGATGTTATTTTGTTATAAATATTGAAAGACACCATTTTTATGATGTCTTTCTAGTACTAGTAACAAAATCAGGGACTTTTACAGAAGGTTTAGATGATTTTGATTGTTGAGGTGAAGGACTACCTTGTCTTCCAGCTTTTTGTAAAATACTTCTAGCTTCGTTTAAGTCATTTGTCGTCGTTCCTGACTTTTCTTTATTTTGCTCAGCAAAGTAAGCGTTAATTTTGTTAAATGTAAACTTTCGTAGCCATAAAGGCATATTATACACTGTCATATAATCAAACCCGCCATTACCATGAAATATTATATCGTGTATTTGTGAAAATAGATTTACCCTATAATCCCTAGCCTCACTCGGGGTCAGGGAAAAAAAACCCTGAAGTAATAGGTATTTCTCTCTCAACGAGAGTGCCATCATAGTCTTCCCAATCAAATTTCATAGCTACATCTGGTTGGAATTTGGCTATGTGGTCTCTTAAAGCTTTAGCATCTCTAGCTAGTAAACTATTGTTTACAAAATCTCTAACGGTTTTTCTTTCTGAATCTCCATTAACTGACATAATAAGATACATCATTCTTGTTGACATTTCTTTAGATGCATTTTTATTAATTTTTGCTTGACCTTTTAATTCTGAGTTAATTGCTTGCTCAATCTTTCCAGTTAAAATTCTAAAAGTAATTGGTGTCTGTGTGTGAGGGAGAGTAAACTCAAACTCATTAGTTCTACCTTCTAATAAGCTGTAATCTATTTCTTTATTTTCTAAACTAGATAAGTCTACTTCAACAGCATCACCCATGTACTCGAATTTATAATTGGCACCATATCCTAAAACTCTAGCTGCTATTAATATAGCATTCTTATCACCCACAATCAAGTCACTTTCTTTAACTCCAGGAGTTACGATTAGGGCTTGTAGTAAATGATCAATAGCTGTTCCTTTTGAGATGTAGTTTTGATTGGTAATAATGTCTTCTTCTTTGGCTGTCATATACTTCATAATAATCTTACCTTCGGATAAAGGGGATGATTCAGGGTATACTAAACCTTTAGATGGAAGTTCAACAGTTTCCACGGGGAAATTATATGTTGGTTCTTCTTTTAAAGTTGTGGGGGGTTTTAAACCTTCTACATTTGGTTGTAATTCACTCATATAAATTTTATTTAATTATAACTTTGTTGTCATGTGATACATATTAAATATAAAAAAGAGCTTGACGTTAGCCAAGCTCTCCTTAAAAATAATTTTCCTTTTTCTTAGAAATTTAAAACACAATAATCCATTCCGATTGTTAAATCGATATTCTGAGCTTCGTTATCTGTATCCCAGTTCATATCAGCGAATGATGCATCTTTAATAAATGCTCCTTTTATAATCCATTCTGATACTACATCACCTACAGGACCTAACACATCAATAGTTAAATCTTTTTTATAGAAATCACTATATCCATCTCTACCTGTTACAGATTCATGATGCAAACGTACCCACTCCATTACAGCTTGTGCTCCAGATGGGGTAATAGGATCAAACAATTGCATTGTAATATCGTTCCATGCTAACTTACCTTTTACTTTACGGTAGGTGTTAATGTGGTTCAATTTAATTTCATCTTGTGAGAAACCTAATCCACTTATACCTTTAATGATATATGATGGAATCCCGTCTACATACATTATAAACCTATTTGCTTGTTTTGGTTCAAATGCTGTGAAAAATATTTCGTTTGGATCTAATACTGCCATTTTATATTATGTTTTATTTTTTATTCGGTTATAAATATTGCCTAATTTTATTTTTATGCCGGGAATTCAGCTCCTGTTGGGAGAATGTTGAAATCTAGGTAAACAAATTCTGCTGTTTTTGTTGGTTGAACGTATATAGCACCTCTCAATTCATTTCTATCAACTACGTCGGGACCATTGTTTGACTCATTCATAACAACTTTAAACGCGTATAAACCTTGTCTTTGTTGTACTGATTCTAAATATGGGTTGACGTTAGCTAAGAATATGTTTCTTGTTGCTGCTGTATTTTGTTCGAATACTAAATTATCTGCTACTTGTGAAATATAGTTTTTAAGTGCAATTAGCAATCTTCTAACATTTACTCTATCTAAAGCACTTGCTTGTGTTTGTAATGTTTTCTGTCCAAATACTACTACTCCTCTTCCTGGGAATGTTGCTATTGGGTTAACTTTACCTGTATACAAGGAATCTCTGTTAGCTTGAGTTAATTTTCTTTCTGCTTGAACTACTTGACCTAATCCACCTCTGTTAATACCTGCTGGTGCGAACCATGCTTCTGCTGTTCTATCATTTGCAGCATAAACTCCTGGTATTAAAGTTCCACCTGGAACCCAAACTCTTTGTCCTGAATCTGGATCTGTAACCATACACCAAGGCCAATATGAAGCGGCATATGATGAATCTTTACTTGCAGCTGTTCCTACAGCGGCTGTAATTGATGAATCATAAGCTTCAAGATCTAAAATTACAATATTGTCTCCTCTGTTTTCTGTATTTGCTACTAATGTATTCAATACTGAACTATAATCTGATTGGTATAAACCAGGTGCTGAGATAAGATTATATCTGTAATCATCTTTATTTGCTAATAAATTAAAGGCGTCTGTGTAATCTGTACCTACTAATCCTTGTGAATCTGTACCATCAATTTCTTGGTAATATTTTCCAGTTCCTGTTAGAATAGTTCCTAGTGCATCTCCAAATGTACCGGATGCTGCAACTGGAATAGACGCTGTATATTGTTCTTTTGCATTTCCACTATTATCAAAATAATCTGGTGTTTTATATGCTACTGATTTTACTCTTACAAATCTTGAAGCATTTGGATAAGATCCAGATGTTTGTAAATATGGATCAGCTGTTCCAGCTCCTCTTAATACTTGTGTTTGATCACCAATTATTCTAGATATGTAATTTGATGCTTTTGGATCTAATGATACATTATTAAATGATTCTACTACTGATTTTGCTCTTGTAGTATCATTACCTTGTCTTATAATTACACTAAATGTACCTGAACCTGTATCTGGTGATGAAATTTCCCATCTGAGGTTATCTGATGTTCCATTTGTTAAAGCACCTTGAGAATTTTCGGCTCCTGTACTATTCATAATAATACCTTGTCCAATTGTTTCTAATGTAAAAGCGTTTGCATCTACAATATCGGCATCAACTAAAGTTAATACTAAATTTGCTGATGGGCTTCCTATATCAGCTAATAATACTGTAAGTGTATCATTTACGGCATATCCTGCACCTACACCTACGGTTTCTATTGCTGTTGGTTCAACGAATAAATTTGCTGAAATTAATGTAATTGCTGCTGCTGTTGAATTTTGCAACATCCCTGAAGAAACTGTTAATACTAAAGGAGCAGTAGCTCCTGTAAATCCAGCTGTAACTAAATCTGCTGATGTGATTGTGATAGTGTCGTTTTCAGCATATCCAGTACCTATAGAAGCTACTGCTACTGCTGCTAAAGCATTTGCACCATCACCTGTTATGGTTAATGTTGCTCCTGTACCTGTTCCTGATGTTGAAGATTGTGCTACGGTAAAAGGACCTGCAGTATTTCCGATTGCGGTTGCTGCTGTTTCAGCTAAAACATCATCTCCAGTTATTAATTGTCCTGTTCCTAAAGCTCCAGCTGCTATTGCTAAAACATCTGTTGCTATAAATCCTGATCCAGTTGATGTAACTGTTATACCTGTTATAGTTGGAGCAGTTGTTCCTGTTACTACTACTGTAGCTACAGCACCTGTACCTGTTCCACCTGTTAAAGCAACTCCTGTATAAGTAGCAGCTCCGGCATTTGTAGGATTAGTTGATATTTCTGAAAGTAAATCATCAGCTGTTACTATTAACTTTCCGTTTGAGTTAGATGTTGTAATATCTAAAGTAATTCCTGTACCTCCACCTGAAGTAGTAGTAGCTTCACC